CGATTTTCCCACCGTCGATCCGCTGGAGCGCGTGCCGCTCAGCGGATCGACGGTGGGAAAATCGCCGATCAAAGGCATGGCGAGCGCTTTCAGCACGAAGCCGCGCGCGGCGGCGAAAAGGGTGAAGCCGCGCGACGGCGCGGCGAGGCCGAACCCGCGCGGCGGCGCGGCGAGGAGCCAGGTCGGCGAGACAGGGACGCGAGCGCTTGAACCGCCCGACAGCAGCGATTGCAGCGCCAGCAGCATTATTGCAGGCCGGGCAGCAGTTCGAGGGTCGCCGCGATCAGCGTCACCGTGTCGGCGGCGTTGGCGAGCTGCAGCGTGACGCCGGCGGTCTGCGCGGCGGCGCTGTTGACGGTTGCGAAGGTCGGCGCGGCGCTGCTCGCGCCGACGAAACCGCTCGACGCGGTGATCGTCGCCTGCTGGCTCGCCGAGCCGCAATTGACGAAGCCCGAGCATAGGCCGAGCGTCAGCGTCGTCGTCGGGAAAGACGAGAAGAACGTTGTGCCGCCATATTTGAACAACGCGCCCTTGGTGTTGGCCGAGTTGTTGTTGGCGCTCATGATGGTGGCGCGCAGGCCGCCGTTGATGCCGATCAGGCCGCCCGGCACCGTCATGGCGAACGCCTGCACGCCCGAGGTGGTTTGCGTGTAGGCGCCGGGGCCGGTGGTGACGAAGGCGGTCGGCGAGGCCGGAATCGACGGCGTGCCGGCGGTGTAGACGTTGTTGTAAAGCGTCGCGGCGATAGTCGAGGAGAAGACCGCATAATACCAGCCCGCCGCGCTGGCCGCTGCGATCGCGCCCGCCGGCATGTAGACATAGGCCGCCGGATAGGCCTGCGCGACCGCCGTGATTCCGCTCAGCGCGCCGTTATTGCCCATCGTGCCCGACGAGGGGATGACGAACGGCACGCGCGAATGGCCGATGACGAGCGGCGCGGCGGCGACGAGGCCGTTGACCTCGTCATAGACGCCCTGCGCCGTGGTCCAGTGGTCGCCGTTGGCCGGCGCGGTCGGCGCGACGCCGGGGGCTAAATTGAGCGGCGCGGCGCTCGCGGTTCCCGCCAGCAACTGCAGCTGGCCGCTCGAAGCGGCGATGGTGATCGCGCTGTAATAGGTCGAGCCGTTCGGCGAGACCTTGAAGGTGAAATTGTCGGAGCCGATGAGGCCGATCTGGGCGCGGGCCGAGAACGCGTCCTGAAACAGCACCGAGGCCGTGTTGCCCGAGGCGCTCTTGTTGAGCGTGAAGCTGAAATTCGTCCCGTTGAACAGCGCGCTCGATCCGTAGACGCTCAGCGGGTTCGACGGATCGGCCGCCGTGCCGATTCCGACCGCTGCAAGGTTGGAGGCCGAGAGGTCGATCACGGTCCATTTCGCCGCGCCGTTCGTCTCCAGCGCCAGCACGCCGTTGGCGCTGGAGATCGAGGCGGAGGTCGCGCCGTTGATCGTGTCGGACCCGGCGCGGTTGATCGTGATCGTGTTGGTCGCCGAGGCCGCGCCCGACTCGTCGAAGATCGTCAGGCGATAGCCGACCGGAAACGCGCTCGCGGCGCAGAGCGTGACGGTGCGCGCCGCCGTGATCGCCGTGAAGGCGATGTTCCGGTCTGTGGTCAGCGCCGTGTAATTGGCGTCGGCGACCGGCGTGCGGCTCGGCGCGCCCGCCGCGACGTCGGAGAGATTGGCCAGCGCCACGCCGCCCGCCGTCGTCCCGTCGCCCAGATAGAGGCGCTTGACGTCGGTCGCCATGACGAGTTCGCCCTGCGCGGGCGTGAAAGCGGCGAGATTCGCCGCCGTGTCGCGGCGGTGTTTGACCTGGACCGACAAGAACGCCTCGCGGGGTTAGGAATGCGGCTCGAACGCGGTCAGCGCGTCGCGCCGGCGCTGCAAACGGCGGCCAAAAGGCTTAATTGCGCCAAGGGGTTGAGCGGGTTGAGCGGATTAAGCGGGCACAACGGGCTTAACGGGTTCAGCGGCGAAACCGGCGACGGCGCCGCGCATAGAGCCAGCACGCTCAACGGCGACCTCAGTCCCAGCGTCATCAAGGCGGTCAAAGGGTCCACGGACGTTTCCTTTTCTCGTTTCAGCTCGCGACGGCGCCCAGATCGACTAAGGCGACCGGCGCCGTAGCGACGTTCGGCCCCCAATCCTCGGCCGCCGTCGCCGGCGAGGTCACGTTGCCGAAATCGAGGTTTTGCCCATTCAGCATGGCTTGCGTGATCGGCCCCAGCGCCGACGCGCCGGTCGGCGTGTAGGGATAGACCGCGCAGGTCGACAGATCCTGCACGCCGGCCCCGAACACGTTGAACGACTGAAACTTGAAGTAAAGCGGCACGCCGATCCAGTTGGCCGGCAAGTTGTATTGCACCACCGCCGCGTCGAGCCGCGCGAACGGCGCGCCCGTCAGATGCGCGGCGGGCGCCGAGCCGTCGAGCCCGCGTTGCAGGCCCGTCAGATTATAGGCGTTCGCGCCCGTCAGCGTCGCGGTCTGATAGGCGAGCAATTCGCCGTCGACCAGCGACAGCGTCGAGCCGTTCTGCGCGCTGGCCGCGCTCGTGCCGGTCAGCGCGCCGCCGGATTCGGCGAGCGTCACGCTCAGCGTGTCGGTCACGTCCCAGCCGCTCGCCGACGCCAGCGGCGCGGTGAGGAAGCCCTGGCGCAAGGGCTGCGAGATCGTGGCGATCTGCGAATAGGTGACGTTGTCGACGCTGGCCCAGACGTAAGCCCCGCCCCAGTTCGGGTCGGCGATGCCGCCCGAGCCGCCCGACGCGCCGACCCAGACCTGCGCGACATTGCCCGTCGCGGCCGGCGGCGGCTCGTAGATCAGCGGCGCGTTGACGCTCGCCGCCGCCGCGCTCGGATTGGGCTGGAACGCGATGGCCGGGTTGGACGGGTTGAACGCGGGCTGGCCGACGCCGACGACCAGCTCCTCGGCGACGACCGTCAGCACGCCCTTTTCGTCTTCTTCGATGGAGACGATGCGCACCGGCGCCTGGGCGAGGCCGAGGTTGACGTCGGTGATCGTCACGATGTCCATCGAGTCGAGCAGGCAATATTCCCAGCTCAACTTGAAGGTGAATTTGGTGCGCACGTAGAGCTGGCGCTGCAGCAGCGTCTGGGCGACGACGGCGCCGATCAGCTCGTCGCAGATTTCATTGGCCTGGATCGCCGGGCCGATCCGCGCGCCGTAAAGCTCGATCTGGCTCTGGTCGCGCGCCTCGACCGGCGCCGCGCCATATTGGTTGTTGCGCGAGAGGCAATTGACGCGCTCGATGGTGGCCAGGCTGAACGGATCGACGCGGCTCGCCTGCACGGGGTCGCGATTGGCGCCGTCGGACACGAAATCGAGGTCGCCCAACGCATAGGCCGGCGTCAGGTTGGGGACATAGCCGACCGGGACGTTGACGCTCGCCGTGATCGTCACCGGCTTGCCCTCGTCCGCGCCGGCGAACACGTAAGTCCCGGCCGGCGTGATCCCGTATTGACCGGCGGCGGGCGGCGGCGAGGCGCCGTAATAGCTCAGCGCGACGCCGGTGAAGGCGTAGACGACGCCGCCGTCGGCGACGAAATTGCCGGGGCTCGACACCACAATGGTCGGGTTGGGATAGGAGCCGTCGGATTTCTGGCCCGGAATCGGAACGACGGCCTGATAGGTCTTCAGCGTCGCGCCCGAGGCGATCGCGGTGTCGCCGTAGGGGATGAACCGGAGCCGGCCGCCCGACCACACCGCCGCGCAATTGAGCAATTGCAGCCAGCGCGCCAGCACGCTCGACCCCTGCGCCGCGCTGACCAGCGCGGGCGAGAACGCGAGGCCCATCGCGCGGCAATAGCTTTGCAAAGACGCGTCGCCGCCCGAACCGTAGAGCGTCGTCAGGTCGATCGAGGCGGGGTCGAAACCGGCGCCGTATTGCGCGTTGGTGAGGAAATCGTAGATCACCTGCGCCGGGTCGGCGTCGATGCCGTTGACCCCGGTCCCGGCGAGCGGGCCGATCACCTCGAAATTGTGGTTGCCGATATTGGCCGAGCCGCCCAGACCGTAGTTGGCGGCGCAGACATAGGCGGTGCCCTGATAGGCGAGCGCCTCGGTCGGATATTGGGTCGAAAGGTAGCTCCACACGCTCTGCGGCGTCGTGCCCGTGAAAAGCGTCAGGCCGAGCGCGGCGAGCGTATAGGTCGACTGGTTCTTCCAGATGTAGCCGACGCCCGAAACAGGCCCCTCGCACAGCGCCAGCACCAGGTCGACGCTGTAATTGTAGCCGGTGGTCGGCGAGGCGAACAGGCCGCCCTTGCCTTGCTTGACGCCGTGGCTCTGGAAATTGGCGTAGAAGATCACATTGGGGCTGATCTTCGTCTGGCCCCAGAGAATCGGGATCGGCAGCGTGGCGACGCTGGTCTGGATCTGCAGCGCGGTGAAATCGGGCTTGACGCCGCTCGGCCTGCCGAAAAGCGCCGCCACTCAAACGCCCCAATAGCTGAAGACCTTCGCCTGGCCGAGCCGCTCGGCGATCCACGCGTTGCGGCCGATCTCCTCCTCGACGACGCAGCGCGCCGGCGCGAAGGCGTGGATCATCGTCAGCGGCTGGCTCGCCGTGACGATGCCGCCGTGGGCGAAGCAACGCCCGACGCGAAACAGCACGACGTCGCCGGGCTCAGGTCCTGAGCCTGTCGAAGGAGGAACCTCGCGGGCCCGGGCGAGCAGGAAGCCGAGATAGCGCTCGTCGTCGCGATGCAGCATCCAGTCCATCGTGTAGGGACGCGGATCGAACGGTTCGACGAGGCCGAGATCGCAAAACACGCGCACCAGGATCATCGCGCAATCGACGCCGAGTCCCGGCAGGTCGGCCATGTGATGATAGGGCGTGCCGAGCCAGCGCCGCGCGGCCGCGACGACGGCGGCGCGGCCCTCGGCTTCGCTCAGCGCTTGCGGCATGCGAACTTGATCCATTCGTCGGGGCCGATGCGGCGCAGCGTCTCGACCTTGCCGGCGCTCATCTGCGCCTGGCGCAGGCAGGCGAGCTCGTCGCGCTCTTCGCCCAGCACCATCACGTCGCGCGCGGTCGGCGGCTGGCACTCGGCGGGGTCCTGGCCGAGCGCGCAGACAAGGGCGAGGATGGAGAACATGGGGCCTCGTTGCGAGAGGGCGGCGTGGCGGCGCGTGCTTCGAGGCTCGCTACGCTCGCGCCTCAGCACGAGGGCGGTGGGCGCGGCGCGCGTCAGTAAGCGATTTGCGGCGGGGGTACGAAGGGGAAGCCTCGGAAATTGGCGAGGTTGGCGAACTTTGATTGACACGTGCCGCGCGTGTGGTCGCAGCCGAACGCGACGGTGAAGGCGTCGCCGGTCGCCGGGACGGCGGGCAGCGGGTACATCAGGGTCAGCGACGCGCCGGGCGCGGCGCTTTTCACCGTGGCGCGGACATTGGCGTTGACGCCGCTCGTGAACACGATCGAGCCCTGCGCGTGGCCGGCGAGCGCGGCGCTGGTCAGGATCGTCGAGGCGGTCGAACCGGCGCCGGCGGTCGCGCTGGCCGAATAGGTCCCCCGGATCACGCCGCAGCCGGAATCGTAGAGCGTGTGCGCGCAGGTCGCGGCGTAGAGGTTTCTGGGCATGTCGTAATCGAGGATCACGAGGTCGCTGGCGACGGTGAGCTGCGCCGAGGTGCGCCCGACCTGATCGACCGTCGAGACGCGGCCATGAAACAGCGTGACGCCGCCGATCACCGAGCCGCCGATCGCGGTGAGGAACACGCGGTCGCGCTGCACTTTCGCGCCGTCGAACGCGCCGTCGCGGATCGCCTGCAACGCCGGCGCGCCGGCGATCAGGTCGGTCGGCCGCGCGGCGATGACGATCTGCTGCTTGTCGACTTCGAGGCCGACGCTGGCTTTGTATTTGAGGCCCTGCACGAGCGGGCCGGACGAGGAGAACGTCGTCCCGCCATAGGTGACGGGCAGGTCGACGTTGGTCCAGGCGAGCACGGTTCCCACGCTCAGCGTGAAGGTGAAGCACTCGGCGAAACAGAGCGGCGCGTCGGCCGCGCCGCGCGCGGCGGCGATGGCGGCGAGGACGGGGGCGGTGGTCGACTTCATGAGAGAGGCGATAGGCAATAGGCGACAGGCAGGAGGGCCGAAACTGACATGTCCCGTTTCGCCTCGTCGTTTGATGCGGGATTTCGCGACATCGGCGAACTCCCTGCTGCCTACTGCCGAATGCCTACTGCCCGCGAAGCGATCGAAACTTGACGGTCTGGGCGCGCCAGAGATTGGCCATGAACTGCTCGAAATCGAGATCGTCGCCGTCGAAGCGGCACAGGAACGCGAAGGTGAAGCTCGCGGTGACGACGACGCCCGAGCCGGGCGCGGTTGCGAACACGAGGCTGTTGGGATTGGCGATCGACCAGCCCGAGGGTTGCGAGACGCCGTTGAAATAGACGCCGGCCACGCCGGTGACCCAGCCGACCGGCTCAACGAACCCGCCCAGCGAACGCGTGAGAGTGAACGTCGTCGTCGCGCCGTCGCCGGTCGCCACCGCGCCGTTGGCGACGACGGAGTCGGTCGGATCGACGTAAAGGAACGTCCCGAACTGGCCCTGGCATTGCAGGAACAGGCCCATCAGGCTTTGCAGCGAATTGGCGCCGAGCCCGCCATAGCCGGACCCGCCGTCGAGGCCGTCGAAGGTCAGCTCGAAATTCCAGATCGGGTTGGCGTAGAGCGCGTCGCGCACCTCGCGGCCCGAGACGTGGCTCGCCACCAAAGTCGAGAACGCGGGTTTCTTGTGGACGCTCCAGCCCTGGCCGGAGAGCGTCGGGAAGGTCGGCGGGGTCGGCAATCAAAACCTCACCGTCTGCAGCTTGACCATCCGCCAGCTCCACAGCAGCGCCATGAAGTTCTCGAAATCGGCCACGTCCTCGGCGAACCGGCACAGCCAGGGCGTCGCGAGCCCGGCGGGCGGGTCGGTCGGCGTGAACCAGAACAGAGCGTTGGCGCCGCCCTGCGCGAGATAGAAGCCGGCGATCGGCTGCAGCTCGGCGTTGGCGTCGGCGCGCAGCACGTCGTAGCTCAGTTCGATGTCGTAAAGCGCGTTGGCGCGGTCGGCCGCGCGGGTCTCGCGGCCCGAGACATGCGCCGCGATGCGCGTCGAGAAGCGCGGCTTGACGTGGACGCTCCAGCCCAGCGTCGCCAGCGCCGGGAAGGTCGGATAGGACCCCGGGCCCGGATCGGGCGACGGCGCGACGGGCGGCAGCGCGGTGCGGCCCGCGCCGATCCAGTTGCCCGCCGACCAGGCGCCCGCGTCGCCCCACACGTCGCCGCGCTCGGGGAACACCGGGAACGGGCGCGCGTCCCAGTTCCACGCGCAGCCGAACGCCGTCTCGATCAGCTTGACGCCGCCGACCGTCTGGTTGTGGGCGCGCCAGTAATCATAGACCGCGTTGAGCGCCAGCGCGAACAGAGTGTCGTCGCGCACCGGCGCGATTCCGCCGCCCGAGACGCTCTGCCATTGCGACCAGTACGGCGTCGCCGATTCGCTCGAGGTCGGCGTGAAGAACACGTTGGGCTGGTTGGTCCCCCGGTCGCAGGCCGGGAAGCCGTATTCGAGGAACACGATGGGCTTGGAATTGGCGACCCACGGCGTCGCCGGTCCCTGCTGAACGTAGCCGGCGCCGGCGTCATAGACCGCATGGTGCGGGTTGTTCCACCACCACCGCACTTGTTTGTTGGCCAGAATCTCCTGGCCGGCGAAATAGGGCTGACGGGTCTGGGTCGCGCGGTCGCCTTCGGGCAGGCTGACGATCAGGCCGGAGCCCAGCGGATCGTCGGCGGGGCCGCCGTTGGTTCCGTTGGCGTAGAACCAGTCGAACTTCTCGCCGCCCTCAATATTCGCATTCAAATAGGCGGTCGAATACAGCGTCGGGGCCCCCGCGAGGCCGAAGCCGCGCGTCGCGGGGCTCGCCACGGGCCACGACGTCGGCGCCGGGGCCTGCCAGTTCGCCGCGTCGAGGCCGCCCTGCGAGGTCCAGTCGCTCAGCGGCAGGTAATTGTCGAACGCGACGAAGTCGATATTCGTCGAGGCGTACAAGCTGTCCAGATGCGGCCATTGCCCGTTCGCTCCGGGATGCTGGAACCCCATCCAGTCCGACCAGTCGGCCGAATAGGCGATGAGGTTGGTCAGGCCGGCGAGGTTCTTCGTCAGGCCCGCCGCGTCGAACACGCCGCGCGCGTCGGCGGCGAGCTGCGTCAGGCCGGCGACGAACGGATAATCCCAGACCGCGTGGCCGGACCCGTCGAGCGTCCCGGCCCTGGTCCAGGCCGGGCCCCGGATCGTCTCCAGCCCGCGCAATTCCGAGCCGATCACGAACAGATCGACCCCGCCCGCGACCACCATCAGGTTCGCGTAATGCAGGATCATCCGCCGATAGGTCCAGTCGGTCGAAGAGCCCGAATAGGCGACGGTCTTGTTGCTCACATCCGGCGTAAATTGAGACGCTGTCGCGCTGCCCAGGAAGCTGTTGACGGCTACGGTCGCCGCAGCCGACACGTCGGGCGCATAGGTGATGCGGCCGCGCCACGGTTCGCCCGCGCCCGTGCCGAGCAGGAACGGGTAGAAGACGATTTTCAGCCCTCGCGCGCGCAAATCCTGCACGAGCCGCACGAGCGAGGAATCGCTTGGCGTGCCGCCGTAGATGAACGTCCCCGCGCCCGAGGTCGGAATGGGTATCAGACCCGAACTCGCCTGCGTCAGGCCCGAGCAGCGCCACACGTCCGCGCCGCCGGCGGCCCTTTGAAACGAGCCGCCGATATAGGTGGTCGAGGGATAAACGCGGCACGCCGACGCGTCGGTCGAATCGAAGAACCAGGCGCAGACGATGCTGACCGTCCCGCATTCGGGATGCTGCGCCTGCAATTGATCGAGCGCGACGCCGCAATCGGTCTTGGCCGCGCCGGCGTAAGTATTGATCGCGGTCAAGGCGGGCTCGGTCGTGCGGCGGCCCAGCATCGCCACGGTGTCGTAAGTGAACTCGCCGGTCGCGGGCAGCAGATGCACGCCGCCGAGCCGGATCGCGACCGGCGCGGGCGGCGGCGGGGCGGGCGCCGACGACAGCAGCGAGGCGAGGGTCAGCAGCACGTCAAGCCTCGCCGCCGGCGCGCGGGGTCTTACAGCTTATGTAAGACGGAAAGATCAGCCGTCCGCCGGCAGCGCAACGCCGGCGGCGCTGAGCACGACGGCGGCGCGGGTCGAGGGCGGCGCGTCGGCGACGGCTCGCGTCGCCGGGCCTTCCGCGCAGACGAACGCGACCGGCGGGATGCGGTCGAGGAAACTGCGGCAATCGGCCAGATCCCAGGCCTCCTGGCGATCGGCGCCGAAATGGCGCCACGGCGCCTGGATCAGGTCGATCTCGGCGACGACGGTCAGCAACTCGCGCGACAGGAAATCCCGATAGCGACGCATCAGCGCCAGCGTCACCGGCGCGGCCGCCGCGACCGGCCTTCCCCACAGCGCCACGCCGCCGCCGATCAGCGGCAACGACGCCAGAGCGCGAAGAAAACCACGGCGCGGAAACGACGGATCGGACGCATGCATGACGAAAGGCTCCCCCGGACGGCCGCCGTCGGGGCGGCCGTCCCGCAATCCTTTCGACGCAGCGTAATGAATGTAGTGACATGCATGAGAAACGCATGTCAACGCATCCGAACGGCGCAACCAGCTTAATTCATGTAACGACATGCACGCTTGATGCATGTAATTCTTTGCCCTACGCCACCGCGCATGCCCGCCCAGAAGCTGAAGAACGACCGGATTTTCCAGATGCGGGTCTCGGCGGAGTTTTTGACGATGCTCGACGACTGGCGACGTGCGCAATCGCCGATCCCTTCGCGCGCCGAGGCGGTGCGGTTCCTCGTCGAGCATTCGGCCCGCAAGACCGGAAAAGCCGCGCCGATCAGCCGTTGACCCGCCGCAGCCCCAGATGCGCGCCGTCGCGCACCGCCTGGTTGATGACCTTCAGCATCTCGGTCTGGTTGCCGCGCAGCGCGCTGGCGACGCCCGGCCCATCCATCGCGGAGACGTGGAAATGCGTCTGCGGCGCGATCGAGACGCTCGACTTGGCCGGGGCCGCCTCGCCGCCGCCCGCCGCATTGTCGAGCATCTGGCGGAACGCGCCGGCCTGCGCGGCCGGCATGACGAGTTCGTTGCGGTGAACCATGGCGGGCATGTCTTCGGGGATCTTGTAGGCGCCGATGTCGAACGAGGCGAACGCCATCGTGCCGGCATAGGCGGCGGCGGCGGCGGCGGGGGCCAGCACCGGGCCGATCAACGGCACGCCGGCGACGGCGGCGAAGGCGCCGGCGGCGGCCCGCGCCGCGTCGCCCTGCACCGTCGTCGCGTCGACCGCCTTCTTGGCCGCCGCGCCGGCGATATGCTGCGCGGTCGAGGCGCTCTGCGTCGTCGCGTCGGAGGCGAGCCAGCCGGCGTTGATCGCCAGATGTTTGGCCAGATTGGCGGCGTCCTGCACGCCCCAGTCGAGGAAGAATTTGACGATGTCGTCGATCAGGCCCTTCAGCACGTTGCGAGTCGCATCGGCCCACGACGTCGTGCCGCTGAGCAGGCCGGAGACCTGGCCGTCGAGCGCCGAGGATATTTTCTTGGCCGCGAGGTTCCACGCCTGCGTCGTCTTGATCGCCGCCTGTTCCTGCGCCTGTTGAACCGCAAAGGCGTTTTCGAGGTCGAATATTTTCTGACGGCCCTTCAGTTCCGCGATCTTTGCGGCGCTGTTTCCCGCCAGCGCGATCTCGCTCGCATAGGCGCGATCAACCGCTGCTTTTTCCTCCTCCAGCGCTTGCAAAGTGAGCCGAAGCTTTTCGGCTTCCGTGATCTGTTTGGCCTGAGCTTCGAGGCCGTAGAGCTTGATCTTTTCGTGTGCAGCGGTCTCGACGACGGTGATCTGCTGGGCGAGCGTCTGTTGAGCGGCGGAGAGTTCGTCGCGCGCAGCCTTGTTCGAAGCTGCCCCGCCCGCTTTTTCGGCGGCTTGCCTGGCT